TCTAACTCTTTCTTTCTTGTATAAATCAAACCCGAGGTCAATAGTGACATCGATAGTATCGCCATCAAGAACACGATTGATCTCCGTCACTCGGAAGTTGTAGCAGCTCTTCCTGCTCGGTGGTGTCATTGCTCCCATCTTCTAACTCTGCAAATGCTTGTCTTAGTATGTATATGACATAACCTAGTGCCAATCCGACAGCAATGATTACCAAGATAATCACTGACCATACAGGATCACCTGGAATATCTAGAGGACGCAATAATAAATTCATTTTTTAACAGGCCAAGTAAGTTCCATTCCTACAGTGAGTAGTATCACAAATCCAAATACAAATACAGCACTCATAATTCATTAAATCTATAGTCCAACATAATTCTGTATAAAGAATCTCTCATAAACCATAAGTGTTCTTGTTCTTCAACAGGTCTTGCGGGTGCCCCTGGCCAGTATCTAATAGTCTCTTGAACAGAATGATGTAACAAGCGTACATCTTCTATCGTTAAATTTACTGTGTAGTCGGGTTCCTTATTCATGTTTATGGAAAGGTTCCCAGTGCTGCCAGTCATATTTATGAACTGCCCACATACCAATAATGGGGACGAAGACCAGGCACCATGCCATGAATCCACATCCCCAAGGATTGTTTAATACTGTACCACAAAACCTAGCGAAGTGTAATAACATTACTTAAAATATTTTTCTAATACATCTATACGCTCTTGCTCATGAGCAATAACGTCAAGTTGATCTTGGATAGCAGCAAGCACATCAGGGTGCTCACCAATACCTACAGGATTTTTGAGATAGATCTCAATATTTACCTTTGCTTTTTTAATGTTGCCTTCAGCTTCTAAACGTAGTGCGCTGATAATTTCGTGTCTCATAATTTTTTACTTAATGATAGTAAGCATTTTCTAATCCCCATGTAACAGAATACACTATTACTCCAAAAATTGCAATCGCTTTTGACCACACCATTTTTCCCATGGATCCTCATTGTGTAGGCAAGAATTCGGATGTACCCACCCATTATTTAATTCTTTTATCCTTTCCCTTAGGTGTTTATTTTCGAGTTTCAACATATAAATCTGATGCTTTAACTTTTCATTCAATATCATATCTTTTTTTCCAAATCTCCAAGAAATACCTGTCTACCTGATAGAGATCAGATAGCGGTGGTGGTACTCTATCTATGTCTGCAGACCATGACTTACATAAAGATCTCATTTCATAAGTAATTTTATTTGGTGTAAACATTCTAGCAAATGATGACATGGCAAAAGCATATCTCATCTTAATGCGCTGTTCCGTTTCCGTCATATTTGTCACTTTCATAGTAGACATTCTCACCCTTTCTGTACCCGAAATATGCGGTGGCACATATGAATGGTAGTGATCCGAAAAGTAGGACATGTGCTAGGGTCATGATTCTGGAGAGGGTTGTGGAAATAGGTGATATGGTCCTGTGGGTGCTGCAAGTTTTGCTTCAATAACACGACAAAGACGTTCAACTTGTTTCTTGTCAGATCCACAAGGAGCATTGTGTAGACATCTGAGCATTAGTAAATCATCACTAATTTTTGGTTTAATAGTAAACCCCCACTTGTCTACTTTACCTTCCGTAGGTGCTTCGACATAATCAAATTCGTGTGGCATTACCTGGTGATAGCGATTGGAAAATTTTAGAGCAAGCATCAACAGCATATGGTGCTCCATATACTCCAGAGAAAATATATGAGATACCCAACTTGGAGCAATACTTTTCAAGCTCCTGGCATTTTGATACGTCCCTGTTGCTATGATCGATAATGATGTCACCCTCCTCAAGTAAAGGTAGCAACTCATCAAGCATGTCTTCTGCTTTTTGCTCTGGGAGTGTAATCTGAAAAATGCCAGGAATTCTACCAGCACTAGTGTATTGCTTACTATCAGATTTAACTGCTTGAACAAGATACTCTAGTGAAGTTACACACCCACTAAGATGTCCTGCTTCATATTGTCCACATGCATTCTCATAGTTGGTGCTACTATAACCCCAAACTTCAATTCCTTTTTCAATCATACGGCGAGACATACCTTCGCCAGTACGACCTAAACCAATCATTCCAACTTTCATATCTTTTAATTTACGTGAACAATACCAGTCATACCTGCGCCCTGGTGAGGACCACAGAAGAAGTTATAATCTCCTACATCAGCAAATACAACGTCTTGTGATTCTCCTGGAGCAAACAGCAATGCTTCTCTAGACAGGTCAGGACGTGCCTCAACAATAATATTGTGAGGAGGTAGTGATTCATTGATGAAGTGAACTGTGTCTCCTGCTGAGATTGTGATCTCATTCGGGGAGAATGCTAGGTTGCCATTAGCACCCATTGATACATCTACTGCCCATACGGGAGCAGCAAAAAATAACGCAACCAGAAACGTGATTAAAGCTTTCATTTTGATACAGAATATTGTTCTTTGTAAGTGTTGAGTTTTTGAATTAAATCATTATACTCGTCCCACATGTATTCTGAACCTGTCTTCTCTTGGTAGAGACGGCAAGCTTTAACTAAACGTGTGATGTCGCTGTCGTTTAAACGCATTTCATTTTCAAAACTCATACTCTAATTATAGATTCAAAATACTATTATACACCAATTTAATAATTATTTCACATGTTATGTTAGCAATTCCACGCACGTAGTGATTTGTTGATCCTGCTATCGGGATCGCTGGCAGTTTTCTTTGAAGTTAATTTCTTTTTCATTCCTTTCATTCGAGAGCAGAACGATGCCCTACGGGGATTTCCAACCTTCTTGCTTGGTGCTTTAAGGTCAGATCCTGGATTAGCCTTCTCATATGACTTTCGTCCTTTCTCGTTAAGTCCACCTTCTTTTGATTTGCCAGCCTTCTTTGTCCAGGCTGCACCTTCTTCTAATTCCGTTTCCTCTCGTTTTACGGATTTACCTGGGACTGCAAATCTATCCCAAGCTTTTTCGCCATAAGAACATTCATCTCTTGTCTCATCTTTTTTGCAGAGTTGGCAATAGCGTGTCTCTTGCTTTGCTTTCTCTTTCTGCTCTGCTAAAACATGATCGGCAAGATTTTTAATTTCTCCGTATGTTCTCATGATAAACGACAGGGTTTACGAATATATTTAGCGTTTACCACCACTCATATCTTTCAACATCTTTTGTAGTTCTGATGTAGACCCTACAAACATTGCATTGTTAGTAACTTTAGATGGACCTTTCTTATCTTCATCTAGGTCTTTCATCTTCTTATGTAAGTCCTGCAGTTTCTCAGTCATATCTGCAACGTGCTTCATTGCCGCTACAGCAACTTCATACGCTCTAGGGTGCCCAGATTCCTGAGCGACCTCTAAGGCACCTCTGACCGCCTCCTGACCATTATCAATCAAAGAGTATAGTTCTGCTCTTGTGTACTCATAATCCTTTGTACGGTCATCCTGGTTCCTCTCAGGAGGTTTTGGTTTAATAGGTTGAGATTCAACATCAACACTGATGTTCAACATCTCCTCCATGTTATCTTCTAGGTTACTCATAAGAATTCAATTCCTTCATTAAATCCAAAGTCATCGCCAGCATCTAATAGTGCGTCATCATTTACATCGATGACTCCATCTGTATTGATATCTACTACTGCTTTGGGTGTATATGTACGTGTAATAGTTCTGCGGTTGACTGCAAGATCTCCAATAGTTTCGTGAATGATTGCTTTCTTGATAACGTCTGCAGTGTTGTAAGGACCGTAGATGTATGACTTCATTGTGAAGTTGAGTGTGTACACAATGTATCTACGTTCATAAAAACTATCATCCCATTCATCTTCGTAACTAATGTTGTTTAAAACAATAGCAACATCACGTTTCTCATTCATATCTGGAATCATATTAAGAGTCACAGAAAATGATGGTTGGAAGTATGGTAAGATCTGTTCAGTAATTTGTAATGCATCGTCTTGTGACTTAGCAATAACTCCCAGTTCAAAACTTAAATTATAAGGAACAGGAACATACTGAACTCTTACTTCACTACCATCATTATTAATGATAGTTTTATATTTTTGAATTGGTGATGTCTTACGAGTAGCATCATAATCAATACTAGTCATCTCAAAATAGAGACGTGGTATTGTGATAGCTACTTTACTATTCGATTGATTTTCTTCTATACGAACAAGAAATTTTTGCTTAGGACCATATGCCAGAGGCACTTTGATCTCTTCTAAAACACTTCCATCACTAGGATCTGTACTCTTCATTGTAATATTATTGAAGAGCGTACCAAACGCTACAATGTTCTTACGAACAATTGAATTGTAAAAATGTGATCCTAACATTAGATACTACCTGTAAAATTACCAAACTCACCAAATGGATTTTTCTCAGTCCAATCCACAATGTTGTCAGCATCATTTTCGATCTGTCTATTTTGATCGTAGTTGCTGCTGACATTATTTAGAGTGTCAAATGTTTCAGGACTCCATTTAGCACCTGAGGTTAGACCTGTTACTACTTCGTCAGTTGTAAAGGTTCCTGTTCTATTGAATACTTGGAGAGCTCTGGTTGTGTTATCCCATGACTTGACTTCTGCTCTGTTGTCTTTAGGACTATAGTCAATAGTAATAGTAGGAGCGGAAGTATAACCACTACCTGGACTATCGACATTAATACCATTGACGATGCCAGTGCTACTAACTGTTGCAGTCGCTGTTGCACCTGTGCCTCCTCCTCCAGTGATAGTTACCGATGGTGGTGTTCCTTGTTTGTAATGAGACCCACCGTCCGTAATTGTAATACTTGTTAGAGCATCTCCTGTAATAGCAGATGTTGCTTTTGCTAAGAACTCATCACCAACAACTTCCTCACCTACAACGAAATCTCCAGTGCCACCAGGATCCATGAATAATTTAATAGCATTGTCAACTAGTTGCTCAATACTATCAATCTCCGCAACACCAGTATCAAAGTCATCACTACCAACCTCATAGATCTCAGCAGTGATAGCATAGAATTGGATCTTACCAAACTGGAAGAATGGTTCTTCCTTACCAACAAATTTAATCTCGTAGATATCTTTTGTCAATGGGAAGTACAGTAGATCACCCTCATTGGGTCTGCTCTCTACTGTTAAAGCAGGACTATGATCTGCTACTTCCTCATCCCAACGTCTTGTGGATACACGGAAGATAATTTCATCTGTAATTCTTAAACCGAACTTGGAGATGAACTCAGCATTGTCACCAAAACCTGTGACATTCTGTAGTAACATTTCAATCTGAAATTGTTCCTGATACTTTGTGTATCGGACTTCATCCAGAGTGCTGTCTTGCAGAACTATCTTGGGGATATAGTAAATATCTGTACCAAACAGTTTGATTTGCTCATCCACAAGATCCTGAACGAGACCTTGTTCGCCACTGTGACCTGCGTAGTAAGTTGGAAAATAGGGACTAGTAGGCATTTTATCCGATCATATCCATAGGTGGAATTGCATACTTACTGAGAACTTCGCTTTCGATTTTCTCAATTTCTGCTAGTGCGTCTGTGTATAACTCTCTTCCGTTGAGGGTGATGCCACCAGGCAACTGAACGTTGTTATACTTAATCAGGTTCTGACCCCACTGCTTCTTTAACAAAGCTGTGGCATATCTCTTAACAAATAAATCATTGTACATCTCTGTAGCATCATTGGGGTCAATCATGCGATGACATTCAATGAGGATATTAGATTCTTTCTTTAAAAAATCTTTATCTAGATCCATGTAAAGACGATCACGACGCGCTGTAAATCTGAACTGTTGGAATGAACCATTGTTCAGAACCATATCTAGAGTTTCTAGATACTGCTTAGTCATATAATAGTTGAGGATATCAAGTGATCCAAATGCATATAGATCATTCAAGAACATTTGATACTCAATACCAAATAGATTTGAACGGATTGAGTTACTAACAAGACCAAATACTTTACTAATACCAGTTACATGGGATGGTATAGGTATGTAATTTGTTGTCTCGTTCCAAGTTACAGTATCAGATCCATCAGTTTTAGTTGTGGATACACTAGCTGCAAACCTAGTTTTATCGTCTTCGGTTAATTCGTGATATAAAAAAGCACGCTCCATACCGTTATAACAGTTCTCTTGAAAGAACTGAAAGGTATCATCAATTACATTATTTACCTGTTCGTCATCGACGTTAACTTGCAATACAGGTTCACCCAATTGCCTCTTGCAATAAGTGATGAGATCAGCTCTTGAGTTTGGAGATGCCATTACACACAAAAAATCCCTTCATACCTATTTAGGAAGAAGGGATCTGAGAGTTATTCTACTACTTCTGTGGGCGCTGCTTCTGCTGCTTCCTCAGGTTTCTTTTCTAGAAGACCTAGAGTTTCTAGACCTCCTTCTAGTTTAATTTTATATTCTTTTGCTTTGACTAGATTTGTTTCTAGTTCAGCAATTTGCTTTTCGGTTGTAGCAATTTGCTCTTCAAAATTTGTTTTAAGTTGTGCGGGATCCATAGTTATCAGGGGATGAAATTGAAGTTAATTACAAATCGGGAATTGTGTGTGG